TTTCGTTATCGAGTAATGCTTGTACAGCTTCTCGCCACAACATCGGCACCTGGTCAACTGTTCGCAAATTCATTTTGATTAAATCCCAATATAGTTTAGCCATTATAAAACCCCCTTAGATGCTACTAATTCCGCCACTTCCGCAATAGCTAATTGATTTTCAATTTTGTCTTGTTGCTGTGCCTCTGCTGATTCAGCTATAGCTAACTTCAATTGTTGTGTTTCTTCTTGTAAGAGTTCTAATGCTGTTTTAGGAATATCGGTGTACTCATAATATAACGACTTTGTTTCTTTGTCGTAAAACAATTCGTGCGTTTTACCTGGTATGTTTTCAGGTTGTGGCATTGTACTCATGTCATACTCGACCGCGATTTCTCCAAACGAAAACACGCTTAATACTTTTACTTTTGTTTCTTCCAAATTTCCAATAATAATCATCTGACTACCTCCTTTTGAATTACCAATAAAAGATTACGCGTCCGCTAGCACCATGCCCGCCACCGAACGCGGCGTGACCCGAACCAGAACCGCCACCACCAGGATAAACACCGTTCCTACCTTCACTTTGATACGCTCCGCCACCTCCGTCTGCCCCTTTGAAGTTAGAGTAAATAGCGCCCGCTTTTCCTGCACCGTTCGTCGTGTCAGCTCCACCGCCACCCGACATGTCACTAGCGGAACCACCACCGCCACCGCCGCCGTAGTTCCCACCTGGTCCGCCGTCCCCACCAGTGAAACAATATAGCAAGTTAGACGGTTTGAGTCCTACAAATGGGTGTAGTTTTCCACTTTCGGGCAAAGCTGGAGCATTTCCTGTTAATCCGTTGCTAGCATATAGACCACCACGACCGCCTTTTCCCCAGTTAGGTTGACCGCCATAAGTACCGCCACCACCGCCGCCAGCTACGTATTGTGTAGAACCTAACGTGAACCCTGAAGAACCTCCCACAGAACCGCTATACGAGCCACTCCCAGCAACCCCGCCCTGTCCGACAGTGACATTGAACTTTTCGCCTGGTGTTACATCGACAACCGCCATTAGGAAAGCACCGCCGCCACCGCCACCGCCGTTTAAGTCTTTGTTTCCACCACCGCCACCACCAGCGCCCCAAATGTATGCCGTTATTTTACTGACGCCTTTAGGTACTTCAAATAAATGTGTGCCAGGGGTATTGAAATCCCTGTTGTTACGTGCTGTCACCCCACTTCCGTTACCCTGCAAGAAAAAAGCCGTACCATTGAAAGCTAGTGTATAAATTCCGTTTTTCGCCATTTCTCCACCTTTTAAGGCTTGCCCATCACTGTTTAATATCGGGTATGAGATACTACTTGGATTGCCTGGCGTTGTATCAGCTATTAGCGCTAAAGTAGCAGGTCCTGTGTTAGGTCCGTCTACTTTGAAAAAACGGAAGGCGTGACCATGTTTAGGAACTAATTTACCATTCACTAAATCAACAGGCGCTAAATCAGTTCTACACGCCATACCGTCGCCACCAGACGCGTTACCTATAAATCGGACGTGCCCTGAATCGTCGTTAATGTGGTTAACGACCTTTGTATCAATAGCTGCAGTCTGCTGGTTAAGCTGTTGTTGTACATTTTCAAGTCCTGAAACAACAGTGGCAACTTTATCATCTACATATTTTTTGCTTGCATAGATAACTGACGGATCAACTTTTAAAGTAACTGCACTTGCATTCGTGACTTCAAAAATAGCTTTGATATAGAGATCTTTGGAGCTCCCTTCAGCAAAGTTAGGCTTGTACGTTATTGGTAATTTACCAATGGCCAACAAAACATTATTGTCATCAAAAATACCAAGCTCACGTATTTCAAAACCACCCACGTTTCCTGGTATTACTGTTTCGACATTAACCCAATTGGGGTTAGTCGTATCAGCGGTAACAGAAGATATATTGCCAATCCACACTTGATTACGAAGGGCTGTCGCCTCTTGTGTGGGCGTATAATAGGCACCATTCCCATCTCCCACGCCTAACTTCGCAAAATTTACTTGTGTTTGATTAATTACAGCGTTGGCAATCGCTGCTAAACCCGCATTTGTGAGTATAGTATAAAAATTTTCGCTCACTTTAATTTCCTCCTTTCGGATAAAGTGTTAGTCGTTCTACATTTGCTGTATTAGCAGCTGCAACATTAATTTTTGCATTCGTTGATAAATTAGTAACTGTGTATGGATACACCACGATTTCTTCACCTGTAAGCGTTGCAGTACCGATATAAACCTTGTTTCGCTTTGAAGTTAGAATAATATCCAACACTTCGAGCCAGGAACGATTGTTTTTGTACGTTTTGATTAAACGTTCCAAAAGTCTAATTGTGTTATCATCTACACCCTTATCTGATACGTCTATACGCGCTTTGAAATAATAAGGATCGCCCCCATATTCAAACCACTCTTCTATATGTCCTTGCAAATTTAGTAGTTCAAATACACGTAACAATGCGAATTTTGTCCCTTTCTTTCGATGCACATACAAAGCATTTCTTACAACGTTTTTCTTTTCTTCTAGTGTAAGTCCTTCGTAAAAATCCACATGTTTCTCAAAAGCTAAAAAATCTACTAACAGACTTGGTGCATCTTTTAATAAATACAAATTTGAAATAGCTCTGAACTCGTCATACAATTGTGTATTTTGAATTTCAAAAGCTTCTGTTAAAGCAACTGTGAAGGGATCGTTTTGTAATGAATAGGGTAACAGCTTTGTTAAATCAGTCATCAATGAACCCCATAAACGTTAACTTTGGTTCGTTCGCAACAGCAATTTTTGTCTTTTCAATTTCTGTATAGTTCACCCCAATTACCTCCACACGCTCTGCCAATTTTTCTGATTCTGTACTTTTTAACCTTTTGACCACTTCACTCGGATTGACATCACGCCCAAGTTTGGACCGTTGCCAAACCAAATATGTTTGATATTCAGTGTCGATTTTCTGCATGAGCTCATCTGCTACCGTTGCTTTGCTGTTTGGTAGCCAATACTGTACTTCCAAATCGAAACTTTGTACATCAGGAATAGTCGCTATGACATTGTCAGTGAGTGGTCTTATGTTCTCTGCAGAACAAATGGCCAAGATTTTATCTAAATGTTGTTGTGTAGGAATCTCACCATTTTTAAGTAAGGCCACAATGCGTGTTACACCTGGTGAAGGACTGTCTACCTCTACATCCACTATGTCTTGACTAGATGTTAATGCATAATATTTATAAGCTAAATCAGGACCGGCTACTGAAAATTTCTCCGGAGCCAATCGGATACGATCAGCATACGGATCATCTTCTTCTATTTCTGCACCGCCACTCGATACAACCGTGTTAACAACCGACTTAACATAGGGTAAGGGATCAACTAGTGTAACTGTCTCACCAGGTAAGTAATCGTTGCCGATTTCGCCTACTTCTGTGCAAGTTACTGGCAGTTCAATGTAATTAGTATCAATAGGTACTACTGCAATTTTGGTAGTCTGGAAATACACGTCTGCAATTTTCACCCTTGTTCCTTGTGGTATTGGCAAAGCCACACCCCTAGCAGTTTCTAAATTGAATCCTATTACTGTAGTAGCTGCTTTTTCTTCTAGTCTCGGTGTGTCTAGTTCGTCACCTTTTAAATCAAGCATATCGTCTGAAGCGTACGCCAACAGCATTTGTTTCAATGCATGTTCAGCTCGATTTCGTTCAAATGTTATAAAGACGGCCAATGATTCAACAAGCTTTCGCCTTGGATCAGCACGCTGAAATTCTTGACCTGTTTTATCATTTATATGCTGCAACATTTCACTGACAATGGATTCAGGAGACTTTTCAAAGAGTGCTATATCAGGTAAATCAAATCTATTCGCCATTCACAGACACCTGCGCTTTCGCCCTGAAAATGCCTTGCTCGGCATCCCCTGTAATTTCAATTGTTTCTATAACGGCTCTTGGTTCAAATTGATTAACAGCCCCAACTACCCTTGCACTATACATGGCTTTAAGGATTGGAAGGGGTCTATCAACAACCGATTCTATGCCAAACCCACGGTCCAAAGGGCAGTCCATTGCAACAGTAGACATAATAAAAGCGACATTCTGCAGTACCTCTTGTACGCCTGTCGCTCCGTAATCTATTTCTTTCATGGCCTCTACTTCATACAATTAACTCACTCCCTTGAACGTTGAATATTTTGTACTGGCTGTTATATATTTTCCACTGCCAAGATGATACCAATCACCCTTTTTCTCATACACGGTTAATGTATTGTTCTTTGATGCACAGCCAAGGATTTTATAACTTGTACCTGGTCCATTTCGAATATTAACCGACTGAACAGTTATGGTAATGGTTCCACTCTTTTTCTTCGATGTGCTGCTACTGTTACTTGCTGTTGCCTTTTTAGCAGTATTTTGAGTCGTCTTTTTAGTTGTTTTAATGGTGATGGGGTATTCCATCATGTCTACTGTCGCTTCAATACTAAGGACATTCCCTCGGTTATCAATGTTTTTATACGTTTCGTTAATTTTGGTTATCACAAATGCGTTATTAGAAAAAGGACGATTCCCTATAATCAGTACAGCCCTTTTTCCTTTTCGTACATAATCACGCCATTTATCCAACTCTTTGACGGGGTTTACGCCCAAATCTGCACGTAAGACCATATCAAATGTAATTGGATCAACTTCTGGTCCATCAAACTCCATGATCGGTTTTTGATGTTTAATTGCATGTTTAGTGTACCTGGCTTCTGTAGTCCGGTTTAAATTATCGAATGTATGGATTTTATCTCGCGAAACTTCAAATACCAAATCCCCAAAGGTTCCGATTATGGCCATAAAATCACCTCTATTCTAATTCCCCTAACATATAGCTTTTGCCATTAGAGAAAGAGCAGACAACAGTCGCATCTATTTCTGGTAACATCGCACCTTTAAACACCTGTATTTCTCCTGAAACCATATCATTACTTTCTAAGCGTTTCACACGAATAGTTCTTGCTGCAGGATCAACATTCACAACTTGGCATTCTTCTAGCATCAATACCCCTCCAAGCATCTTCGTAAATAAAGGGTAGTGGAAGAATCATCTTGAATCACTTTTGAAGCAATGTACTTTCCGTTCAGTTTCCCAAACTCTACTAAATTGAATGTCATTCCTGCATATAAAGGCACCAATGAATATACTTTTAAAGTGACTGTAGTAGCCTCTCTATTTTTTTCTCTAAGTTTTTTCTTGGCTATTCGTAATGCTTCTGCTCGTGATGACACCTGTTGTTTCACATTTAAAACTCGACCTGTTTTAGATGGGTTTTTAGGTGTGAATGTAGCCGAAATGGTTTTCTTTTTTAACGTATGTGTCACTTTGCAAGCCTTGTATGTGTCGGTTAATGTGCTTGTAAAACTACGGTCAATTACTTTTATTACATCTGTTTCTTTGCTTTTGCGTCTGATGTAGTACTTCGCTTCTTGTTTTTCATAATCTTCTTCATTCAGGACAACGATGCTGTTATTAGCCATTTTTAAGCAAAGCCCTTCGTCTTTACATAGACGATAAATAAAAGCTAGATCAGTTTCGTTGTCTTGTTCTATCCGATCCTTTGTAGGGTTTTCTGATGATTGCCATACCAGTTTCATGCCGTTTCTTTTTGCAACTTCACTAAATACACTTTTTATTTTTACCTTTTCCCAAGCCTTGCTCTTATGTTCCCCACGTAAACTCGACTTCTCAGATGTGGCCATAGCCATAATGGTTATCGTTGATTCATTCCCGCTGATTGTATCTACTTCAAATTTCCCTATCTTTTGTTTAAAAGAGTTGCCTTCCCAGTTCAATTTCTCAATATCAGCCTGTATTAGAGATCCTTTAGACGGAAACCACGCCCCCAACCATAAAGCTTCGGAATCCTCTAACTCAATATTCAAATCATCAATTTCTCCGGATAAATTGTCTGTATATGTCCAAGAAATTAGATGATTACTTAACGTTTCATTAATATTTTGGTGGTTGTAAAGAATATTAAGTCGTGTACTTTTAGCGATCTTTGTTGTACTCATAGTTCTTCATCCTCCCCTAACCACTCAGGGCGTTCTGTCACATCTTCAAGCAAAACATCTGGAACATTTAATATAACCCCACCACTAAAGATTAAAGTGTCTTTGCATTGAGGATTTGCGTCAAATAAAAGAGGAAGCAAGTATTCGCTTCCCCACAATTTATATGCTATTAAGTCCCACGTTTCGCCTTGGGTAGTTCGGTAACTATTCATATTGCGTCCTCCTAGATGGTGCGCCACCAGGTACTGATGCATTTTTAACACGCGATGCTAAATTGTTTAACTCAGCAATCACATTTTGCGTAGCAGTTTGAATACCTTGCATACTATTAAACAGGCTAGCCGCATTTGCAATGACTGCAGCTAATGTGGACATATTAGACGTTGATTGATCCGTAGCCATTTTCAATGAATAAAATGATGTCACGAACGAAGTACTGACTTGGCCAGTATACATTGTCAAATTACCCATATTAGCAGCTGTAATACTTGCGCTATTTTGTAAAGACATAAAAGAGGTACCTACCGTTGTGCTAGCTAGTCCTACCCCTGTTGCTAACTGCATCATATTTGTGTCAACTAGTTTTGCATTGGTAGACATGGCTGTTATGGCTGTACTTGTAGTTTCAAAGGTAGTCGCTAATTTAGTAGCAGCTGTATTTAAAGCCGTGGTATCAAGCCCTTTTGTAGCATCAGCACTTGTACTTGGTGCTTTACTAGGTGTCGGTTCAGATTTACTTACAGCTGCAGTTTTAGGTTCACTACTACCTCTCACTGTATCTACTGCTTTTCCTCCAAACCATCTACCGCCTACATATCCAACAGCTCCACCTAACAAACCGCCAACAGCTGTGCCAATACCTGGTGCGATTGCAGTCCCAATAGCAGCACCTAATTTAGCGCCACCTAAACCACCAGCCAGACCACCAGCCGTTTCTCCTGTCGCCTTCACTTTGTCATTTGATTTATAAATGCTATATGCATCCATAGCAAGACCAATAGGTAACATGGCCCTACCACCGATTTTACCAATCTTATTCCACATACCTGTACGAGGTGAAGGTGTTGCAACAGGTGCTGGCGTTGTAGGTGTTGGCCTATGTGGTGTCACTGTGCCTGTTCGACTTGGACCCATACTATTACCACGGGATGGTGCTGGACTTGCTGTTGCCGTAGTTGATCTATTTCCACCACCATATGGTGTAACTGTACCCGTTTGGGTTGGCCCCGCTGTTCCTGTGTTTGGTCTATTTCCACCGCCATAGGACGTAATTGTGCCCGTTTGACTTGGACCCACACTACCACCGTTACTTCCTGAATTGGAAGGTGCCGGACTGGATGTCGCTGTAGTTGTAGGAGGCGTTTGATTTCCTGAACGTCTAGATTTATACAAATCTTTGCCCCATCTACCTGCGCCAATAGCTCCCTTAACTAGTGTGCCTCCACCCATCATCCAAGCTGCCGCACCTAGTCCTAGTGCTCCGCTAAAATTACCATCAAGGGCACTCGAAACGGCACCACTTGCTGCTCCGGTTAATCCTGCAATCCACGCCTTTCCAGCTATCGTTCCCAATTGCGTAAAAATACGTCCCATTGCTTCTCCACCTGAACCGGAGAGCCAAGTTTCAACTTTTTCGATGGCCGTATTTAACATGTATTCTACTTTTTCGCCAACATCCATATTGCTAAATAATTCATACTTTTGAAGCTCTTTGTTATATTGGTTAATCGCCTTTTGAGCATCTTGTGGGTCCATATTAGGCTCTATTTTAGGTTTGATAGGTTTGGCATGGAATGGTGCAGTAATGTCACTTAGAACCTTCGCTGTAGCTTTACCTGCTCTTTCTATGCCCCCCATATTATTTTCAATTAATGATGCAACACCATCGAAAGTTTCCTTTAATACGTCTAAAGATGGAGTAGCAAATGCAATTTGAGCCGATTCAAACGCACCTAACATTTGCTCTTTGGATCCGGCGTAGTTGTCTTTCATGATTTCAGCTGCTTTGGATGCAGCACCGCCACTTTTTTCTAGAGCTGTAGTCATTTCGTTTATTTTTTCTGGACCAGTACTAAACAGACTTAACATAGCTGTAGATGCTTCTACACCAAAGATTGTTGCAGCATATTGTACTTTTTGTGTTTCAGAAAGCTTTGCTGTAGCCTTTTCCCAATCTTTCGCAAGAGTAGCTAGACTTTTAAATTTACCTTTGGAATCCGTTGCTGTGATATTCAATTCTTTCAATGCTGCTTCGGCTTCTGCCGGAGGCTTTGAAAGTCGAATTAAAGACATACGCAACGCTGTCCCTGCTTGTTCCCCTGCAAGTCCTTTGTCAACTAGTAAACCAGTGGACGCTGCTAATTCCTCTAATTTGATACCTAATGTATTTGCAACCGGAGCCGCGTATTTAAACGCATAACCTAAGTCACCAACACCTGCAGCCGTTTTATTAGCACTCATGGCCATAACATCAGCAACGCGAGTAGCTTCGGATGCTTGCATGCCATATGAATTTATCGCTGATGTAACTACATTTGATACAAGCGTTAAATCTTCTCCGGATGCTTCTGTTGCTGCTATTAACCCCGGCATTGCTGCAATGATTTTGTTAGCATCGAAACCCTTTGCCCCTAACTCATCCATTGCAACTGCAACCTGAGAAGCTGACAAACTTGAACTAGCACCTAATTTAAGAGCCTCTTTATTCAATGCAGCCATTTCTGCTCTTGAAGCTTCTGTTTTTGCGCCCACTTTAGCCATTTGTGCTTCAAAATCAGACGCTGTGTTTAATGATGAAACAGCAACAGCTGTGGCGGCATAAGCTGAACCAACAGCTGCG